TTTGGTAATCACCACATCTTTGTAGTGGTCTAATAAAGGAATGCCAACCGCCTTTTGTATTTTTATATGGGCAGCAGGGTTGTTGAGTTGTAATAAAGCAAACACGTCTGTTTCGCTGATGGACAAACTAGACAATGACCCGCCAACATCTTCAAAATTTTGCATAATTTTACTAAGTACATAGGACACCTCTGCTTGCATAATGCTTGTAGGTGTCTGGATAATATTGAAGTCACTAAGATATACAGTTGTAGGTCTATACTCAATAACCTTAATATCTTTATACGATAGGAACCAGGTCTTTTCAATGTGTACTGCTCTTTGCTCACCTGCAACGTCTAATTTAATTTTAAGCGCTGTCCTGCTGTACTGGCTTGTATCTCTTGGCCCACCCCATTCACGTATATCTTTAGGTCTACCAGTCGTGCCAACAATAGCATCTCTTTCATGCTGAATCGCAAAAACTTTACTGTCAATATCGTCTAATGCTTTTAGGTCTTTCTTTGTAAGTTTAATTCCTGCTTTAATCTTGGCTATAACTTTCTTCTCTGCAGGTGTAACACCTTGTCTAGCATCATATATTTTTTTGCTATATTCAGACTCAAGTAAGTTAAGTGTCGGATGGAAGTCTCTTGGCTCTGCACCTGCATCATATCCTTTAATATTATCAATGTTGTGCTGTATCTCGTGCCAAATCTTAGACTTCACTTTCATGCTATCGTAGTTCTTAGCATAGATAACGATAGTATTGGTTCCAGGTCTATACTCAGCGCCCACTGTGCCTGGACTTCTTTCGCCTGCAAAGACTATATTTGTATTTCGTGCCTCTGGAACCAAACCGTACAAGGTTTTATCGTCTAGCACCTGTGGTAACTTACGAGAACCCTCGACCATATTTGTCCAGGTTCCTTTACTGTAGTCGCCTCTGAAACGCCAGTTGCCTTTAGGGTCCTGGTGATAGCCAGTTCTCTTGTAAATGTAATCTGGGTTCTTGCCTAGTGAATGATAAAATTTAGCACTCGTGTGAAGTCTGTTTACTCTGTTACCGAATACATTGATACCAGTTACACTCTCAATCGCTCTGTCTGATAAAGTGGCATATTTTTTCTGAGCCTTGATAGCGTGCCAAATCTCTTTACCACCCATGCGATTAAGCCATACAAGACCATGAAAGAGTGCGCCAAGGACTCCTTCTTGAAGGCTAGCAGATGCTCTTTGTAAGGCTCTGTCCCATTGTGGAGAGCCTTTATCTGGTGTAATGTCTAACTTAGCCAATTCAATCGTGAAGGCCTCTGTGCCTTCTACCATAGACATTAGAATCTTCTTGTACATTGGGTCATCTACATCTGGGGAAACACCCATAGAAGACAGCCAGTCTAATTCATCATTTGAGAAGTTGTTAATCGCATGGATTATGTTGCCCTCTTCTGGCTTCATCCATGCGCCTGTAACAAATAGCGCATATATGTCCTTAGTAGCCTCACTCAACTTAGACAGCGCTCCTCTTGCAGCCATGAATGGTGTCATGTACTCAACCATAACGGCTGTTAAGTCATACAGTACACCCTCTCGATTACTGGTAGTTTCTAATCTCCAAACGTCACCTTCGCGTTGCAGGCCACTAACTAAGTAGAAAGAATCACTAGCAAGACTCCAGGTGTTATTGACTACACCCTCTACTAGTCCTTTGCCTGCGCCTGCAAAAACATTGCTGATTGCTTCGGGAATATCACGTGTAAAAACGTGTTGGTTCTTATCCCATATACCACCGTAGACTAACTTAGCGTTCCAGATATTATTAACAATGAAGTCATACTTCTTGGTAAACCTGCGATGTTCGCCCTGTGCAAATTCTAACTGAGCATAAACCTTGTTGTACTCTTCACTACCCTCTGCCAAGATGCTAGTGCCAAAAGGGTCTTTTCTATCTAATTGATTACTCAAGTCATCGATAAGGTCTTGCGATGCTGCCATACCATCTCTGATTTCTTCGAAGTTTTTAGTTTGTTGTTGCTTCAAATAAGCACGCTGTGCGCCAGGCGCGTTCGCCTTAATCATCAACGAGTCTAGGTTATACAAGACTTTAATCTTCTTGGCCTTAATATCTTGGATTTCTTTATTCTTCTTTAAGAGTTTCAAGGCATGCTTTTGCGCTTCTCTATCGTTACCCTTCAAGGCCTTTTTATACAATATGTTCAATTCGTTCTGAACGTAATGGAAGTTATCCTCAGCAATGGCAAGTACCTGTAAGCCAACCTGGGTTATTTTCATTATTTCCGCAGGCGTTCCATCATTTAGCGCTTCTTTCATGTAACTGTAATTAACTACGTTGCCACCCTCATCTACCTCACTAATACCATTTGGATGTGTAAGTGGGCGTAAATTCAAAGGGATAAAACTAAGTCCTGTTATCTGTTGAGTTAGAATCAAATCGTCTGGGTCGCTATCTGTTTGTTGTTCAAACAAGTCACCCACAACAATCTCTCTGTCTAAGTAAACAGAGTAGTCACCAACTTGAGGCTTTACGAAGTTGTTCTGCTCTTCTGCAACCACTAATGCAATATCTGGATTGTTGACCATATTCTGTTGGTCATTCTTATAGCCAAAGTCGGTTTCTGCAGCAGCATTGGTAGCAATAGAGTCTGTATTACCAGAGTTCATGCTTGCAACCACAGCCGACACTTTGAAGGCAGCGTTAGCATCGGGTGGGGGGGTCTCTCTCTTGTTTCTAATCTCTTTAGTTTCATAGAAGTGAATAAGGTCTACATCTGGATATAACTTGCCGTAGTATTTTAACCATGTATCAAAAGAAGTTCCGACACCGTTTTCGGAATGTTCATCTGGGTGTATTAGGCGCTCTTCTTCTACAAGGGATTCAACTACAACAGGAGTAGAAGTAGTATCAAATGATTCACTTCTTAATTTTGCGTTTGCAACTGCTTCAACCTTCTCTACTTTATCACCTGTAGGCTTTGGCGCTACAAACGCGTTATTGTCTTCCATGTCTTGAGTATAAGGTACAGTACCTTGTAGGCCTGTGAACTTGTTCTGTGATGTCGTTGAGTTTTCGTGCTTCATCTTATTCTTTTCCTTTGTCGTTAGACTGAATGTCGCATCCATATTTCTTCACAGATTTCAAATCTTTGGCGAATGTTATTGCATTTTTGTGTATGTTGTATCTCGCTCTTACATAGTTGATTGCAGGGACACAATCTAGTTTTGGGTCTTTGGTTGTACCAATTCTAAACTCCCTCATCAAGTATCTCCTGCTAACTGCTGCTTGGTCTTCTCTAATGCCAAGGTATTTGGTAACTATTTCATCAACAATATCTCTAGGGTTTACCCCTTCTGCCCTAGTTCTGTCTTGTAATTCTGCGATTGCTCTCGTCATCCACACAAGATGCTCGCCTTGTGCAAACGCACCATAAGCGCCTACCTGTTTCTGGAAGTGAGGCTTTAACAACGACACTGCAAGTTGGTAGTCGTTAGACCTAGTAACATCAATCATTGTGTCTTCAAGTGCGCTCTTCAATAAAGGTGTCGCTGTCTTGTAAGAAACCCTGCCTTCTTCTATGTATGCTTTAACTGTATCAATCTGTTGCTGTTGTGTTTCTGTGGTTGTCATCAAGTACATCGTCAACTCGTTTACCGAGGCATCATCATCAAAGTCATACTTACTGGTAGTAACTGCGCCAAGCAATGTTTCATAACCAGATTCAGAGAACATATCTTTGTTCTTTGTAAGATAATCAATAGTGATAGTTTTATCTTTCATAACTAGAGATGTCAGCGCATCCACGAAGTTCTGGCTTTGCTCTCCTGTCAATTCTTCTTCTTCTTCTTTTTCTTTAAATTCAATGAAATCTTGCTCTCTTTTCCACTCCTTGTTTAGTGTGTCGTATATTTTGTCACGCATGTTGTCTTTACCCACAGTCGATATTACATATTCATCAAGTATATCTTTAGTCAGTATTGCGCGAAGATGGTCCTTGCTATTGATATAGGCAATAGGGTCTTTCATAAATTCCATTTTCATCTTTATGCCTGTGCCATTTTTCAGTGCCTGGTTGTACTCAGCAAGGAAAATAGCGGTATAAATCTTTGTAGAGGCATCTTGTTTTTTATTTAACACATCGCCTTGCTTGAAATGTCCGCCAGGCACACTCATCATCTTGTTTAAATCAGATGTTATTGTTGCAAACTGATTCTGTACTTGTACGCCAAAACCTTTTTGATAAGCATCTAGTGTTAAATTAGAGTCATAGTCAAACGTCTCTGGGTCGTTAGAATGAAAGCCATCATAATATTTTTCCACTGCCTGCTTAACAATTGCTGTCGCTGTGTTTACATTTTGTACGTGTCCTGCTTGAATCTGGTGTAGGTTTACAAGATTCTTCTTTTCGTTCTCAATCTTATAAATATCACGCTCGTGTAGTCCTGCAATCTCATCAATCTTGGCTGCTGCGATAGCATTGAAGGTTGGGTCTGTAATACCAGATAACATTTCTGTCTTATACTTATCAACCAAAGAAGTGAACGCTTGTGTGTTCTCTGAGTTTAATACTGCATACTCATTAATATCGTTAGCAATATCTGTTTCAATGGATGCACCGTAAGCCTTAACAGCAGCATCATTCCATGCAGCACCATATATAGTACCCGCACTTTTCATCTGTAGTTTTAACTTCTCATCACCCTTTGCAGCAGAAATTCCTGCTATAGAGCCTTCTGATTTTCTAACTGCAGTTTTATTCTGAACAGTTTGTTTATAGAAACTATCTATGGTGTTAGTAAGTGTCTGCCACACCTCTTGTGTACCAACAGTGGCAACTGCTTGTACTGGATTGTTGAATTTATAGACCTGTTGGCCTGTTTGTTGGTTTTGTGCCATATCTATTTATCGTTTTTAAAGTTCATACCAAAATAATTGAAGTCTTTACCTTTTCCTGCAAGGTTACTTGCATCATTGTAACCACCAACAACCGATGTCGCTGATTTCATAAGTGCCATAGTTTGAGCATTATTGGCCTGCATTGTATTTGCTCTCATCTTGTTACCTGTGGTGATTCTATCTGAACCAACCTGTAGTTTAAATTTGTTTTCACTAGACGACTGGATTGTTTTTAATGTTCCAGAGACCATGCTCAAGCCACTTGCGCCTGCGTTTACAGCGTTAGATGCCATCATATCATTCAGTTCTATCATTCTAGTCAACTCTCGACTCTTTAATGCTGACTCTTCCTGCTCATTGGCCGCCTCTGCTTCCCCTCTTGCAGCCTTCGCCTGCATAGCAGCAGATGCAATTGTCATAATTACCATTGCTTGAATACCCATACTATCCTCTCGCCTGTACTTCTAAACTTAAACCCAACAACGTCATCGGCATTGGGTCATCTTGTGTAATTGTAACTTGGGTTGTTTTAGAATACCCAAGCAATGGAACTGTCTTGATACCTGTAAATGTTTTTAGTCCTGTGCCTAATACATTAACACCAAAATTTCTCACTGGTAACGCCTTGCCATTGATGCTAACGCCCGATGATTCATACAGTTGTGCTGATACTCTAAGTATTCTTCTTGCCTTCGTATTGATTGGGCCAGAGGCAAACTGTATATTAACAGGCATTGTCTTAATTGTTACTCCATACTGAAGACCAACCTCAACGTCAGTACCTGGTGTATCCAGTGTAATCTTTCCATCTACTGGTATCTTGCTCTCGGCAACATATCCATCTACCCTTACTCGACACTCAATACCATTAAGATGGTCAGTTTCCAGGTCAACCTCGGTCATTGCTGCTGTGTCCTTAACTCGCACCGATGAGTCTGTGTAATGGTCATGAGTTAAGGCTTCAACGTGATATTTCAGTGTCCAAACACCACCCTCATGCGCCTGGTTGCTATTATCATCTCCTGCTAGAGTAGAGCCGTCTGCTGTGGCAGTAAAGATGTCACCTATAATTGCAGGAGAAGGGCCTCCTACTGAACTCCAATCGGTAGTGCCTGTTACGTTGGATATTCGGTAATTTGTATCAATCTTAAAATCACCTGCACTAACTTCTGGGTCATCTATAGTAGGGTCATACGATATACACTGTGCAGCATTAAGGCCAACGATACTACAATGCCCTCGTGCCACATAAACATACACAACATCCTCAACTACAGCGACATCCTGCATCATTCCATCTGTTTCAAATTTAGTCCATGCTTGAACTTCCTCTGCTCTATTTGTGATGAATGTTGCCATAGTGCCATCACCATTCACAATATAGATATAGTTACCCTCATTAATCACATCACCAGTTAATGATGCCATTGATACAGGGTTATTAGTTAAATGAGGTGCTAACAGGTTAATCTCTGTGGAGTTGTATGAGTTTTCTTGATAGGCAAACAAGAACTCTCGAACTTGCTTACCGTTTCTTTGAACAAACACGCTAGCACCATCAACATTTATCGGCCTTACACTTGGTAATGCACCGAATCTGGTTTGCCTAAGTACACCAATATTACTAGGCTTAATTGGTCTATCTGGTACGTGAAACTCACCACCAGTTGTAAATATCTGTAGATGTTGGCCAGACACTAAGTAAAGAATAGCGTTTACTGAGTCTGTGTCTAATGTAATGTCAATTGCCTGGTCATCTCTTGCTGAACCTCTATCAAAGTTAAAGAAGTCGCCTGTTACTGAACCCCATAATGTTTGAGGTAGTTGCGTAGAGTTGCTGAACCATAGTCTGCCTTCATGGAAGGTACATACACCTGGGTATCCATGCACTGATGTCCAAACCACTTCTTCCAAAGACACGTCTTCGCCATTAATGCTTGCTGTTCCCCCATTGAACTTCAACTCAGAGAACTCTTGTAACACCTTTCCAGTAATACTTTGACCGTCTTCTGTGGTGTTAACTGCTGTAATACGAATCTTACCACCACCACCTTGAAAGTAACCACCCACATGTTCGTCAGTTACAGGATTTCCAGATAACACATTGATTGTTGTGCTGTCGCCTAACTTTGGCGCTGTAGTGGTTGACCTCTTCCATGTAGTGCTATCATAGTCTTTGTTGAAATCGTAAGTAGGTAAATACTTAAAGGACAGGTTTGATATAGCCCATAAGTTGTGTGCTGTTCCTCTAACAATCTTTCTAGGTGCATGGTCATTATGAGTAACAATAAGTGTGTCTGCTGATTGAGTCCAACCAATATTCGGCAACTCTGATGCAGTATAGGTGGTTACTAAGTAAGGTAAAGGGTTAGGAGTTAATTCGTTAATATCTGTTTGTAATACGCCATCTTTGAAGATGTACATCTTTAGAGGTGCGAAGACTAGCAGGTATGTCTGTGTAATGTTAAATTCAAACTCAACAAACCTTACTATAGGCTCGTTTAATTCATGAATATGTCTTAATCCTTGTCTGCGTTTCACACCACCCTGGCCTAGACAAACTACATTGGTTAATGTTTCAGCACCTTTGTAGTAGTTCTCATAGTCATGTCTTGATACAAGTCTAGGGTCTAGTTCACCTGCTGAGAAGGTTGTTTGTGATGCTACTGCTTGAGGCATTAGAAACGTGACCTAACAATATGTGAATCTCTTCTTGGTGAGATTGAAGGCGTTGCTTGTGAATCAACAGTCTTGGCTCTCTTTAATTGGTTCTCTGCAAGGGTTGCGTAATACTCTCCCTTAGTAGATGACTCAGTAATAGGTATTGCAAACACAGATGCCAGTCTTAACTCTAGCAACTCAGTAAAGTATGCAGGCAAGAATGATTCATCTGGTTTGTACGTGTAGTCTAAGATTATAGATGTGTTGTTAGAGAACAACTTATCACCATATATCTGATAGTTATCGTTGTTAGCATCTACATGTTGCGCCACTAGAAAATCAGCAGGCAGTTGAAAACCATACTTCCATTGATTAATTGGTGTTGCAGTAAGCCTAGACAGTGTTTTCTTATTAGATGCAAAGCGCCAAGGGTGAAGAGTTAGTAAACTCTCGTAACTTGCTTGGTATAGGTTTGATGCTATTAATCCTGCTGTTGTATCGTCTGCAAATGAAGAGATAGGCGATTCACCAATCAGCAACAATGCTTTGGATGCAATATCAATACTACTGTTATTTACTACTGCTGACATGCTAACTTCCTAAATTGATTTAATAAAAGGCCCTCATAAGAAGGCCTAGAGTTAAAACAACTTATGCAGTTTCGTCAATTTCAATTAAGACAATACCTGCTGTATCAACTGCTACTGCACCTGCTTTCATCTTACCAAGTGATAACCAAGACACCTTCTCTGGTACATAGTTTACCTCTGTAGATAAGTCGATGCCGATTGCTAAACCAACTGCTGACTTGTGGTATGCGTAACAATCACGAATGTTTGCAGCAACTACTAAGCCACCTTCTGTACGAGTTTCAATCATCTTCCACTCAAAACCCATGAAAGTATTAATCTCACCAGACATCAATACGCGTAGTGCATTGTAGTCTGAAGAAGTGATAGTTGAATCGTTCATCATTGACTGAATCGCTGCAGGTGAAACAACCATAACACGACCTTCCATTGGAACGCCACTGTCAGATAACTCAGCAGATGCGCCAGTAATCTTAGCCAAAGTCATGTTGGTGTTAGTGTTAGCAATCTCGTAGTCTTTAGCAATAGTAGCACCTGGTGTTGCTGTATCTAACGCATCAAGGATTAACTGGTCTAGTTGACGACCTAGTGCGCCTGCGATAGTTTGTGCTAACTCAGTACGCTCATCAAAGTTTACCTCTGCTGCATCAAAGATGTCTGTGTACTCTGGTGCAACATAGTTTGTTAGAGTTGCTGCAACTTTAGCGTGTGTAACATCCATAGGTGAAACATCACCTACTGTAGTAACACCATTACCATCTGTTGTTGATAAACCAGTATGCGCTGATGCAAGACCTTTGCCCATAGTACGGAAGTTGTGAGTATCACCAACAACACCGTTACGAGTGCGAACTGTATCTCTTAATTGACCTACACCTTGAAAGGCGTGCTTTACTTCTGCATCAAACTGTGCTGATGCTGCTGAACTTAAATTGATAGACATTGTGTCTTCTCCTTAGAATAAAAAAAATTATGTTTCTTTTTTCGATTCAAGTAGCCTATATCGGGTTGAATCTAGCACTTTCGAGGTGCTTAAACTTCCAATACAGGCCTTAAAGAAGGGTATCTGTGGTTTGATTATAACAAAAACCAACCCAAAGTAAAGGTTTTTTTAAGGGGAATTAAATCCCCTCGTGATTTCCTTTAGTAGATAGGGTTACAACGCTATTGTTTAATAGTATTTGCAGGTGCAGAGCCATAGAAATCCCTAAACTTACCTTCAACTTCTGCTCTATAGTCTGGATTTGATGCGTATCTTGAATCAGAAATCATTTCATACAGTTTGTTTTCAGTCATAGAGTCAACAGGTTTAACTGTGTCTGGTGCTGATATTTGTGTCTCCCTAGACATTCCTTTTAACTTCTCAAGCAAGTGAAACCCATCTGCTGTAGTAGCCATTGTCTGTAATACCGCGTATTCATTTGCATCAAGGTTTGCTTGACCCCAATGAGTGACCTCTTTAATCCTGCGCTCTGCATCTTTCCCAATCTTATTAATCTCATCATCCACGTTGATTGATTCCATCTGGCCAACTGTGTGATTAGCGTACATGTTAAGTAATTTGTTATGAGCATCTTGAGACAGGCCTGCATCTTTCGCCCACTCACCGAACTCGCCTAGTAGTGGGTCATCTTCTGGGATTGTATAACCTAGTGACTCATCAAGTTCAACCACGTAGCCGTCTTTAGGTGCGCCAGTGAATGAACCTAACTTAGATTCTAATCCTGCATAGGCTTTAGCCTGCTCTGCCACTGAGTCATACTTACTAGACTTGAACCAGTCTGGTGCATCGCCCTCACCATTAACACCCTCTGATAATAACCAACCTGGTGTTGCCTCTGTTTCTGGCGCTACTGTTTCTTCTGTTTTCTCTGCCGTTGCTGACAATATTGACTCTTCTTCACTCATACATTACTCCACGTAATTAGTAATCGCCTTTTTCTTGACGTTTAATACAAGACTGAAAGTATCTAATGACACTATTCTGCCCCTCTCTAAAATAACCTTGGCCTTCCACTTGGCCAGGGTTACACACTGCTTGCCTAATAAACCTTTCATCAAGAAAGGACAACAATACCTTGCCATCCTTGCTCTTGAATACTTTGGCTATTAGAGCATCAATATCTTTTCCGTCTGCTGTCATAGTTCACCCTTCATTGCGGCATCTACGGCCTCTGGGTTCTCTGCTGCTTGTTGTGCTAACTCTGGATTTTCCATTGCAGCCTGTAACATCTGCTGCTGTTGCATTTCCTCTGCTTGTGCTTTTTTGATTTGCTCACGCTGACCTTTGCTTCTAACTAACGAAGGGTCAATGCCTAATAATCTACCAAGATGCTCTGGTATTGCCTCAAGGTCAATGCCTAACTGAATTGCCTCTGGTCCAACCATTCCTGCAAACTCTACAAACTGTGCCAACTTGTTCACCTCATCCATATCTTGCTGTTGAGCAAGTGGAGAAATTACTTTAATATCAACGATTTGATTGCCTACTGCGATGTCTGGAACATGTCCATTACGCTTTAGAATATCAATTGAACGCTTGATGACTTTATTAATGAACTCTGTCTGTAGTCTGCCAAACGATGAGCCAATATCACTCATTAGTTCTTGCTGCCTAATTGAAATCTCTGTTGCTGACTTAGTTGCGCCACCTACTGGGCCTAACTGGTCATGGTACAAAGCCATTCTAATGTTGTTACGTAACTCTTCTAACACTAACTGCGATACATTGAAGTTTCCACCAGACTGTAATTGTTGTAATGAACCTTGTTGTGCTACTGGAATGATAGAACCTGGTGCTGTATTAACAGTCCAAGGATTAAGTACACCATCATCCACTGCTGTATAAACACCTGCTATCTCTTTCTCAGCATTGTTCAATACAAACTTTACTACTTCATTAGCAGTCTTAATGTCTGGCAGTGCTGTCATTACTGGGCCACGACCATAGCGCTCGCCCGCTACCTTAGACCATCTGAATACAATCCAAGGTGATACCTCGTAATAGTCTTCAAACACAACATGCTTTGTTGTTGCCTCAATGATTACATACTCAAAGTTCTTCTTCTTCTCGTTATAAATTGTTCCTTCAATAACATTTACAAGGTCATTAGGTTTCTCTTCAATGATTCGCTTAACTGAATCAGATACAGTTCCCTTTGGCCAGATACGAGTAATATCCCTAGCAGGTACGCCATGCTCTCTAAATACTGTTTCAACATATCCTTGTCCACCATTCTCAATGATAAGTTCTTTAAGTGGCACAGCAGTGAACTTTAGTATTTGGTCGCCTTCACCCTCTTCAAGTAACAAAGCACCAGTGCCAACTGCAAGGTCTAAGAAAGCCTCGTTAGCCTCTGTTGCTAGATTAGATTGATTAATGAAACTGAACAACACTTTTGTTGTTTGTTCTAAGTCTTTATCAACTTGCATCTGGTGTTCTTTTGGAATGGAACTGCCTGCTGATAACTTCGCCCACTGTTTGAATGGTGGTATCAGTGTTGACTGTAGTCTTGATGCAAAGCGCTGTGTAGCAATAAGCGCTGTTGAATCGTAAATACGTGTGTTCTTCTTTGCACCTGGTTGACCATTAGTGAATACCTCACGTTGTGGTAATGCGTACTCATAACATTCCTTCCAGTGAGATTCCCATGTGGCACGATGCGCCTTTGCTGCAGAGTATCTTTTTAGGAAAGATTCCACTGCTACTTTGCTCTGCTTATTCTTTGGCATAATTTATCCTAGTGTTTTACTTCTTAATATTGACTTGCCATCATTAGGCATCCTCGATGCAGTGTTAGCCTTACGCTTAGTCTTTGTAGATGATAACGCTTGATTGGTCTTTGTAGATGATAACGCTTGATTGGCGTTTTTCTCATCTGTTATCTTTTTTTCCAGGCCACTGGAACGAAACATTGATGTAATTGCGGAACTAGTTGATGAACCCATAATTTATCCTAGTGTTTCGTCTTTATCAGAAATACCTCTGCCACCCATAGACATAAGTATAGACTTACCGAAACGTCTTCTTCTTGATGCTGACAACCTGTACTTCTTCTCTGCAGTTTCTTTTCTGCTCTCTTGGTCTTGGTGTTCCTCTGACTCGATTTGTCTTTCTGATTTTGGTGCTTTGCTTCTGCCCATGTATTACTCCTTAGTTAAGTAGTTATATAGTTGTTTTGGTGTAACAATCCACCAGGCACGAATACCTAGTAAATGCTTCACCGTACTCACGCAGGTCATCAACCCACGAAATATGAAACCACCTCTTCTCAGTTTCGTAAAATACACTAGTTGATGTCCTAATGCAAGTGTTTCTTTAGGTAAATCAACCTCTTGTCCGAATGGAAGTATGTGAACTTCCAAACTCTCACTGAGAGCATCAACCACAATCCAATTATACCCATCCCACCTAAAAGCATAACAATGTCTAAATTCTTTACATGTTACAACATCCCAGAAGTTTCTCCCAACACCATCTACAAAGACAACATACCAACCATCTACCTCATCCATGAAATGTCTGCTTTAGGTTGTGGCCTACCTTTAGGCTGCTCTTTCCTATAAGACACTGCAAAGTAACGGAACGCATCGGCAAAATGTGAACTCCAGTCATGAAGTGGTTGTGACTTATACACACCTTTCCTCTCATCAAACTCTTTACGGTATCTTCTAAGTGCCATTAACCCTTCTTTGCACTCAGTCTTATGGAAGTAACACTTAGGCAGCAACTGTCTTACTGCGTGTATGCCGTCTTCAATAGATAGTTTAGGTGCAATCCTAAAGTTGATTCCCATCTTACGTGCTGACTCTAGTCTTGATACACCAGTGCCTAATTCACGTACTGCAATATCATGTGGTGCGTAGTGTTGGCCCATAGTCACTTGGTTCCTACCTCTCCAGTCATGTATGTAATTGACATAGAACTGTAGTCCTTCACCTTGATTCTCATAAGCATGTACTACTCTAATCTCTGTAGATATTCTCTGTATGAAGAAAATCGCTGTTGAATCAGCCATGCCTAAATCCCAATATGTATCAACTGGTATGCCTGGTTCAATAGGGAAGTCTAGTATCTGTGAGTCATCAATGAACTTAGCGAAGTATGCACCATCTCTATTAGACAGGACCTCACCTTCCCAGACGTGATTATATAAGTCCAGGTTCTTTGCCTTTAGTGCAAGTCGTTCACGCTCTAGTTCTTTAGGAAAAAAAGGGTTGTCGTTGTAATTAACTTTAATAACGTATGAATCATTTGGTGGGTTCAATACGAATCTGTCGAAGGTATTATCCATCATATCGTTTGGGTTAAATGAACACCAGATTTCTGATTTGTCTTTACGGATAGTGGGTATAAGGGTTTCCCATGATGTAAAAGTCACACTCTCCCCTTCCTCAATCCATACAATGTCCAGGCCTTCCATTGATTTGATTTTTGTTATGTTTGAGCGTAGGCCCTCGAATAGAAACCTGCTGCCATTAGTGCCTATTATCTGAGTCTTCTGTACATCGAAGTAATCACGCAGGCCCATACGTTCAATAGTATCACCCAGTAGTTGTAACACTGAGTCTTGAATAGAGCGTTGTATCTCACGAGCGCATAATATTCTCACTGGACCCTTCCATGCTCTCTGTACGAGTAACTGAGCAATCTGCCAGGATTTCCCTGCGCCCCTGCCACCATAGGCAATCTTGTACCTGTGTGGTTTCATGAATGGTTTGAACTTCTTGGTTATATCAATATTAACCTTCATAGTCTTCTACTTCACCGCCATCAATGATAGTAACTATAACCTCGTTATCGTTCTGCATATTGCCAGTTAAGTTAATATCCTTCTCATCACCCAGGCCTCTGTCTTTCAGCATCTTAGGTGCAAACTTATTAAGCACAATAGGGTTCCTGTCTTCAAAGATGTGTTTGTTTATCTCATCAACAAGCCTGTCTTTTAGAGCCTCTTCTGCCTGTATTACAGCCTCTGCAAAACTGTCCGACCTAATTTTCCACTCATAATACGTTGACCTTGCAACATCGGCACTTATACATGACTTGCTTACATTGCAGTAGTTGGACAAATAAGCATTGATAAATCTTATCTGTTTGTCGCTCAAGCCATCGCCTATCAGTATAGGTAAATTGTCCATATTATTCCTCATCGTCTTCTGGTATTTCTTCACAATGCTCAAAGCAATCGCAACACATTCCTGCCACTACTTGCGCCCCGCAACAATCACTAACTACACCATGTTCAACATTATCACCTCGACTGTAACTCATGATTAACCTCTAGTGCCTAATATTCTCTTCTACATCTTTTAATGCGTTAAATAACCCAGAGTGTTCATTTAGTCCCTCAATAATCATATCGTTGTGTGCCTCTACAACAGTTATCGCGTTGTTGTCTGATATTACAGTTAGGGCCATGTAGTACATTGCACAGAAAACATCAATTGATGCTGTCCTCGACAGGCTCTGTAATAATTCCATTTCCTCATCTAATTCAAACTGTTTTTGTTTGTTCATTCTTGTCCTCTCTTATAACCCATTGATTCATAATATAAATCATCTGTTCTTGGCAGTATTATGCCATACTCTGCTGCAAAGATGTCAATCTGCTCTAAGTAGTCCTTCATCTCGCCCACCTTTAATTTAGTAGTTGAGCGTAGTTCTTTGATGACTTCTGTCTTGGTTGTTACTAGGTTATAGCCCAAGAACTTATCTCTCAGAATAGCGTGCATCTCTTCTTTTGTATAACCTATTTCTGTACCTAGTACGTTAATCCATTCCCAGTACAATCTGTTCTGCTTGGTGGACCTATTATCTTTGTCTTGTTTTATTTCAATCACCGCTTTGTCATCCTCTGGAAATTGACTAAAGTGACTAACAATCATAGACTCGATGATATGTCGCTTCTCTTTCTTGCGTTCAATGACCCTTTTCATTCTTATCAACCTCTATGGGTTCGCCATATATATCAACACAATTAATGCAATAACAATCAAGGTCTATGAAAGGACTACAATTATCTGTGCCGTTGCCTAGATAGCCAACCTCAGAAAATTCAACCTCTTCAGCGCATCTGTCACATACATAAATTTCACTCATTCTATAGTCCTAATCTTATCAATACTAATTTGGTAGAAAGGCCCATTGCCAACATCACATATATTGCTTTCATTTATATACTCTGATGAGTGCGCCCAACCCATTACCTGGTAATCTGGGAACTCACCTCTAACAAATAAATACCTATCAACATCATCTACTTTTTTAGATATTATCGTTGACCAACAATCTCTATGCTTATCAGTAGTCTTAACATCTATAGTAAATCCTTTCTTAGAGATTAAATCATGTTTTGGTGGGTTATTAACATTGTACTCAGTGTCTGGATATACCTGTAAATATCTGGCAGCAACAACCTCTGCTGCAACACCTTCAAAATTTATAGTCCAACCACTCTTTCTACATTGTTTTTTATCTCTAAACCCTTTTCTTTTGTTGTTCTCTTCTCTGCCACTTGCAATTGCCATAACCAGGACTCTCTCTGCAAGGTTCAAGGTTATGGCTATCAAATCAAACCCTTGCCAACTAATATCTCTTGTGTTCGTTTCATTCCTAGTAGGTGGGTCAAAAGTAATTCTTCTTTACTGTATCTGCTTGGTTTCCTAGAATCCAGAACGTCATGGCAAGAACTACAGGAATAAGCGCCATGAATATCAAGACACTTGGCACCCATACCACCACCATTAAGATGAGCAAAGACAACTGTTTCATTCTCTGGCCCACCATAACACCCATCTAATCTGATAGTACATGCTTGGCCTCTTGCTGATTTAGTTATCTTACTCACCTATGTTTCTTAACTAGGCTCCAATCAATACAGGCCTCAATTACATCTGCTACTGAATAAACCACACGAACTTCTCCACCTGCGTATTCAATCTTTTCAATCATGTCTTTTTGTGCTGCGCTAAGTCTGCCTTTATCGCCTAATACAGTCTTTGGTCGTTTAACCTCTAAGAAAAAGGCCATGCCATCACTAATAATACAAATATCTGGAACGCCTGCTTTAACACCTTCTGCCTTTAGTTTCTTAGCAGTGATTAAATTTCTAGGCCCACCATTAGGAACAGCAAAGTAACAAACCTTACGTAAATCTAGGTAATGACATATTGCTTTTTGCACTTGATGCTCTTGGTCATTCACTTGGTTCTCTTAATAATTTATTACAAATATCAATGGCAGAATCACACACGTGTACTGCGTTGTTGTCTTTATCTGTTAATCGTTTTATCTGTTCTAGTAATGTTTTAATGCCGCTTACTGCTGTTTGACATTGGTCGTGTGTATGTTTATATTCCATAAATCTCTCTCTTTTGATATTTTGTTATAGTCATCGCTAAAATAAAGACTCAAAGCATAAGTAATTAAGTGAATCTCTGGCTTCCCCCTTTTAATTTTTGCATACAAGGCTTGGTAAGTAATTCCTAAAATCTCGGCAATCTCTTTATACGATAGTCCTGTTTTCTTTAATTCTTTCTTTAGGTCATAGTATCTAATCATAGGCTATATTATATCAAATAAACAGTATGTAAACACAATAACTTTGCAGAATATTCAACATTATCACTCTAACTTTACAGCGCTATCGCTTGTTGAGCATCTACGTTTGGCTAAAGCCAAGCCTCGACACTGGCGCTGTGTTTAGCCTTGAGGCTCTCACGCCTTCACTGCGTTCAGTTGCAGTATCAAGATACTTTTTTAAGAGCAAGAGCAGTTCTGTACCATATTCGGTTAAGTTGTTTTGTTGGAGAGTTCGGGGCAAAGAAATCCCTAGGCTAAATTAATAACCTAGAGAGATTCACATTCGTATAAAGCGCTTCGCAGTCTTCATCGGATGGCCACCCTATTACTTCAGTGACTCAGAGTTCATCGCTACCATGTACTGGCACTCACCCACTATAACTCTGCGCTAGATTTTAAAACACTGTACAGGTATTACCCTAGTAAGTTCGTAACGAGAGGAAATGCTTTGTCCTACATTTAACCTAACGACTTAATCTAACATCAATCAATAGCATACCCATTTGGTGAATCTCTTTTTTTTTATTCTGGTGTGAGTGGAGCCATTTGGCCAGACATATCACCAGTCGGGTTGGTGACGGACTGTAAAGGACCACAATGGTGTATAATGGCCTTAGGTGTCGCATCACCTAACTCAAACCCTCGATTGATTCTTAGTCTTTCGGGGGTTTTCTTGTTTCTGGGGTTATTATAACCATGTTTTCTTAAAGCGTTATGTCTTTATTATTAATTAAATATAAAAAATACTTTACACGACATAAAATATACTGTATCATACGTAGTAACTTCAATCGAAAAAGAAGTTAAACCTTTAAACTAAACGGAGATAACAATGAACAAGCAATACAAAGTAGGTGACGTAGTAATTACAACCCAAGATAACTTTGGAGATGAATACCAAGGTCAAATTATAAAAATTACAAGAAACCCACACCCTTACAGAAACACTGAAAAATTATTTACATGGTATGAAATTGCCTATATTTTTAAAAAGGGTAGTTTCACAACAAACGATACATCGTCTTTTTCATAAAACGGAGATAACAATGAACA